TCAAGATTTTACTGCGCCAGCCACCACCGAGATCGACCCCCTTCCCCAACACGGCCCCCTGCCAATCGCCCACGCCCGGATTAAATCGTGCTTCAAATGGAAACCAGCAAATGGCAGGCGTGAAAGGTCGCAGCGGTGGCGCGCGCCCGAACACGGGCGGCCCGCGTCCAGGGTCTGGACGGCCACGCAAGCCGCCGGTCGAGGCGCCTGTTCCGCCGGCCGCCGGCGCCGAGGACATGCTGCAGCTCCTGAAGGACATTGCGATGGGTCGCGTTGACGCGAGCCCGACGCAGGTGAAGGCTGCGATCGCCGCGGTGGCGTACACACATCAGAAGCCCGGCGACGCTGGCAAGAAAGAACAGCGCCAGACTGAGGCCGAGTCGATCGCGTCCGGCAAATTCGGCGCCCGCCAACCGCCGAAGCTGGTCGCCAGCCGATAAATGGCTGACTGGACGACTGCGCTGCCCGACTGGGAGCGCAGGATAGTCGCGCGCCAATCGCTGATCCCATGCGAGCCGCTTTTCCCTGCTGAGGCGCAGGCCGCGCTCGACGTGATGGATCAGTTGCGCGTCGTGGACATGCCGGGATCGCCGACTTTTGGCGAGTTGGCGCGGCCATGGGTGCGTGAATTCGTCGGTTCGGTGTTCGGTGCGTATGACCCGGACACGGGGCGGCGCGCGATCCGCGAGTGGTTTCTGCTGATCAGCAAGAAGAACACGAAAAGCACGACGGCCGGGCTGTTGATGCTGACGTTTCTGATCCTGAACTGGCGAAAGGCTGGCGAGTTCGGGATCTTGGCGCCGACCGTCGAGGTCGCGAACAACGCATTCAAGCCCGCGGCCGACGCGATCAAGGCTGACCCGGAATTGTCCGCACTGCTGCACGTGCAGGACCACATCCGCACGATCACGCACCGCACGACGAAGGCCACGCTGCAGGTTGTGGCGGCTGACAGTGAGACGGTGGCGGGCAAGAAATGGATTGTCACGCTAGTCGATGAACTCTGGCTGTTCGGCAAAAAGGATCGCGCCGAGGACATGCTGCGCGAGGCCACTGGCGGGCTTGCATCGCGCCCCGAAGGCTGCGTGATCTGGCTCAGTACACAGAGCAACGAACCGCCGGCGGGCGTCTTTAAGCAGAAACTGCTGTATGCGCGCGGCGTGCGCGATGGCCGGATCAAAGATCCGCAGTTCTGCCCGGTCATCTACGAATTCCCCGAGTCGATGGTGAAGGACGGCGCGCATCGGGTGCCTGCGAATTTCTACGTCACCAACCCGAACATGGGCGCATCGGTGGACGAGGAATTTTTGCAGCGCGAGTGGCGCAAGGCTGAGGAAGGCGGCGAGGAATCTGTTCGCGGCTTTCTGGCGAAGCATCTGAACGTCGAGATCGGCTTGGCTCTGCGCTCCGATCGCTGGGCCGGCGCCGATCACTGGCAGCAAGCCGGCCAGGCGCTGACGCTCGACGATCTGCTGGCCCGCTGTGAAGTCGCAGATGTCGGGATCGACGGCGGCGGACTGGATGACTTGCTTGGCCTGACGGTGATCGGCCGCGAGACTGGTACGCACAAATGGTTGTCGTGGTCGCACGCATGGGCGCATCCGTCAGTGCTTGAGCGCCGCAAGTCTGAGGCCGCGCGGTTTCACGACTTCGCCCGCGATGGTGATCTGACGCTGTGCAAGCGGATCGGCGACGACATTGATGATGTCGTGTCGATCGTGCAGCGCGTTGATGCTGCGGGCCTGCTGGATAAGGTAGGCGTCGATCCTGCTGGCATCGGCGGGATTCTGGACGCGCTGGCCGATGCAGGCATCGAGCAGGACAAGGTTCTAGGGATCTCGCAAGGCTGGCGTTTGGGCGGCGCGATCAAAACGACGGAACGCAAGTTGGCCGAGGGTCAGCTATTGCACGGGGGCAGCAACATGATGAATTGGTGCGTTGGCAACGCGAGAGTTGAGCCGCGCGGCAATTCCATCCTGATTACGAAGCAGGCTAGCGGGTTTGCCAAGATCGACCCGCTGATGGCGCTGTTTAACGCGGTTTCGCTGCTGGCGCTGAATCCTGCGAGCAACGTGCACGACGGCGAACTGCTGACCGTATGACTCCCGCTATCTATAACTCGTCGCTCGGCGCTGGCGTGCTGATGTCTGCCGTCGGTGCGGGTGCGCAGTGGGGATGGCCTGTTGGCGTTCTGGCGGCTGGATTGCTGCTGTGCGCGCTGACGCTTGCGTCGCTTTACCTGCTGACGGGCCGCTGATGTTCTGGGCTGGCGGATTGCGGGCTGCGAAGGGGCCGACGGACGACTTTTGGTATGGCCCGATCGGCAGCGAGTCGGCATCTGGCATTCGCGTATCGCCTGACGTGTCGATGCAGCTTACCGTGGTCTACAGATGTGTGAACCTGCTCGCCGCGACGATGGCGAAACTGCCGCTCAAGCTGCGCGATCGCACGTCGTCAGTGCCGCAGGACATGCACCCGGTCGCACGCCTGCTGGGCCGTCGTCCGAATCGGTGGCAGACGCCTTACCAGTGGCGGGCGATGCAGGGCGCGCATGTGTTTCTGCGTGGCAATGGCTATTCGCGGATCGTGTTCGACGGTGCGGGCATGCCTGCTGAGTTGATCCCGATGCATCCGGACTCGGTTGACATCGAGGAAACGACGGGCGGCGACTGGCGCTACAAGTGGAAGCAGAAAAACGGCTCCGCGATCACGCTGCTGCGCGACGAAGTGCTGCACCTGAAGGGCCTGAGCAACGACGGAATCACTGGCATGTCGCCTATCGCCGCTCAACGCGAGTCGATCGGCGCTGCTGTCGCTGCGCAAAACTACGCGGCGCGCGTGTTCAAGAATAACGCGAGGCCAGGCGGCGGCTATCTCAAGGCCCCGAACAAGTTCCCCGATATTGAGGCAAAGCGCAAATTCCGCGAGTCATGGCAGGAATCGCAGACGGGCATCAACGCGCATAAAACCCCGGTTCTCGAAGGCGGTATGGAATACGTGCCGCTCGGCATGACGAACAGTGACGCGCAGTTCATCGAGACGCGGAAATACAGCGACACGGACTTGTGCCGCATCTTCGGAGTGCCGCCGCACAAGGTCGGCGTGATGGATCGCGCGACGTACTCGAATATGGAGCAGCAGAACGTCGAATTCTTCGAGGAGATCCACTCGATAGCGGCCAATTTCGAGCAACTGATTCAGATGCAGTTGTTGACGCCTGACGAAGAAGAACGCCTGTACGTTCAGTTCGAACTGAAAGGCGTTCTGCGGGCCGATTCGTCGACTCGATCGCAGTTCTACGGGGCCGCGATCAAAGACGGCTGGATGACGCGCAACGAAGTACGCGAGCGCGAGGATATGGAGCCGCTTGCAGGGCTGGATAAGCCCTTGGAGCCGCTGAACATGGCCCCTGCTGGTCAGCGTGACAACCAGCCGCCGCAGGACCGCCAGCAGGCTCTGTTGCAGTCTGCTGCCGATCGTGCGGTGACGCGCGAGATTGGCGCTGTTCGCAAGATCGTGGCCCGAATCGGCATTGGCGCGCATGCGATGGTCGAGGTTCAGGAATTCTATGGCCGACATGCGGACTTTCTCGTCGACGCGCTCAAGTGCTCGGCGGAAGCAGCAAACGACTGGTGTGTCGATCGCCTGCAGTACCTGGCGAGCCGCGACGTGATGGCGGTACTCGACCAGTGGGAAACAGAAGGCGCATACGCGCTGAAAGGCTTGATGCAATGATCCACGCTGGAATCCTCGCGGCGCTGGCCGGGCAACCGTGGGCGCTCGACGCGGCTGCGTTCGACGTGATGGCTGGCGTGATTCAGCGGTGGGCGTCCGGGCAGATGCTGAGCCAAGATCAGATCCGGCTGGTGATCGCTGGTGCCCCTGATGCCGTCGCTGCGCGGCGCGAAACTGCGGCGCAGTCATCTGCTGGCGGCGTTGCTGTCATCCCGGTATTCGGCACGATCGCGCACCGCGCGCACATGGTCAATCAAGTGTCCGGGCCTGGCGGCACCAGCACCGAAAAGCTCGGCGCTGCAATCGATGCGGCTGCGAATTCGAACGATGTCGCGGCGATCGTGCTGGATGTCGATTCGCCTGGCGGCGCTGTCGCAGGCACGCCTGAACTGGTGGACCGCATCTATGCCGCGCGTCAATCCAAGCCGATCGTGGCCGTTGCGAACGCGACCGCAGCAAGTGCGGCCTACTGGATCGCGAGCGCTGCGTCTGAGTTCATCGTGACTCCTTCCGGCTCTGTCGGCTCGATCGGCGTGCTCGGCGTGCATGAGGACCGCAGCGCGGGCCTTGCTGCTGAGGGCAAGAAATTGACGTTCATCCACGCGGGCAAATACAAGGTCGAAGGCAATTCGGCCGAGCCGCTGAGCGACGAAGCCCGCGCCACCATACAAGCGATGGTCGATCAGGCGTATGGCGTGATGGTCAAGAGCATCGCCCGCAATC